GCTGGTACTCGCCGACCGTTACCTTTGCCGATTGCGCCAAACAATTCCTAACGCAGAAACATTATCTGCATGGTCTACAGGGATTCGTAAACGGATGGAGCGCGATGCCTTGGGAAGATCAATTTGACGACGATAAATCTATCGACATCCCCGCAGGTGCCTTTGCCAAAAAGCAGGAATGGGAAGTGGAACATATAAAACTGGCGGCCATAGACCGACAGATCGACGGGTACTGGTATGTAGTGAGAGCATTTACCAGGGACGGCCAGAGCCGATTGATCGATGAGGGCAGGGCAAGAACGATCGAGGACGTGGCGCAACATCTAAATGCTTTGGGTGTACAGCCACAGCACACGGCGATGGACAGCGGATACGAGGCGCAGGATTCATACCGAATCTGCGCGAGGTATAAATTTAAAGCATTGAAGGGCGAGGAGCGGCCGAACTACTGGATCGATACACCGAAAGGCAGGCTAAAATCGGTACACTCATCGGAGCAACCGACCGACGCGGGCTGCATGCTTCTGCTGCTCAGCTCACCAGCCTGCCAAGATCTTCTGGCATGGTTACGCCGGGGGCAGGGGCCGAGGTGGGAGGTGGCGCATGACGTCTCGCCCGATTACAAAGAGCACATGAGCAGCCACAAAAAGGTGCATCGGATTAACCGAAAAACTGGCAGGGATCTTTACGAATGGGTGCGGATAAAGTCTAGGCAGGATCATTTATATGACTGCGAGACTTACCTAGCTGGCTTTGCGGTCTACGGCAAAGTGATCAAGCCGACAGCCTCAATGGCGGAAACGTTGACACCTGCAGAGGCGTGATGGCTATTTCCCGCAGACTTACGCGGGCCGTTGCTGTAAACTATTTGGCACAAGCCTCTGGTGTTACTGCAAGCGCCCTAGTCCAACTCGCTACTGACCGCAACGCGGCAATGACGGGCGCAGCATCAGGCCGTGCACTGGTCGGATCTTCAGCGGGTGGGCAGTCGGCCAGCTTCCAGATCGATCTAAAACCCACCGAACGAGTTGAACTATTCCAAGCCGCAATCGATTACCTAAACGGCGTACAGGTCACACGCACCAGCGCCTCATTTTCTTACATTCTGGATAGCTGATTATGGCACAGAAACTTTCACTCGTGGCTCGGATGGGCGCAGGCATCAAAGCGTTTGGCGCTGGATTCGGTGCAGGCATTAGCACGTTCCAACCCTACGAAGGCGCAGGCTTTTCCCGTAAGCGCCCTGTAATTTATGGCGCCCATGCCCGCGATTCACGGCTAGATCTAAACGAAGCCACGCGGGTAGAGCTGCTCAAGCTCGCCCGGCACATGTACCGCAACGTCGGACTGATTAAAGGCGCGGTGGATTCAATCGCTACCTATTCCATCGGCCCAGGGTTACGCCCACAATATCGCGGGGCAGATCAAGATTTCGGCAGACTGTGCGAGGAATACTGGCGTGACGTGGTGGTACCATCGCCCGAAGTCACGGGGCGTATGACGTGGACGGATATGTTGTTGGCGTTATCTCGATCGATCGACGTGGACGGCGACGTGTTCGTCATTATGACGGAAAAGGGGAAGCTACAAATTGTCGAAGGCCACCGCGTTTGCGAAGGTGACGATTACGGAACATCGGATGGCGTGTTCCTCGGTAAGCTCGGCGAACCTACGGGATACTTGGTTCAAACTGGCGAGCTGTACCGCAAGTTAAGCGCAGATACCGTCATTCATTTGATGGAGCTGGAAAGGCCGGATCAGATTCGCGGCGGCTCTTCACTCGCCCGCGCTCTTAACCACGTTCGTGATTTGAAAATGCTTGGTGAGTTTGAAAAGGACGCATTGAAATTGCAGGGATCGATTGCCGCCGTGATCACCACCGACCAAGGCGACGAGCTGGCTGGGCAGGGCGGATTCTTTGGGACAGTGCAGGCGCAGGACAGCGGAGAAAGCACCATCGCCCGCGAGGAGATTACATCGTCTGCCACCATCCCGCGTCTTTCCCCTGGCGAAAAGATTGAGATGATTGGGCCAAACAGACCGCACGCTGGCTTTGAACCGTTCGCCAAATTCCTGATTCGTGACGTGGCGATGGGGTTAGGTTTGCCCGTTGAGTTTGTCTACGACCCAGCCAGCGTCGGCGGGGCAGGCATGCGGTTTATTGTAGCCAAGGCGCAGCGCAGATTTGAACAACGGCAACGCTTGCTCATCGATAGATTTTGCACCCGCGCATGGCGCTATTTCATCGGAGGCGCAATCGCTAACGGTGACCTACCGGCTGCCGAAGATTACGCAAAGGTTACATGGCAAACACCGAAGTCGCTGACCGTGGACGCTGGGCGCGAGGCACAGCAGGCACGCGAGGACTATAAGGCGGGCCTATCCTCGCTACAGGACTACTTTGGGGAGTTAGGACAGGACTGGGAAGAACAGGTCAGGCAGATCGCAAAGGAACGTGAATTTATTGCATCTATCGGAACCGTGACGCCACAGACTGACGTTGCTGCCCCAGTAGAAGCAGTCAAAGAAGCACCCGCAATCAATGAACCTACGCCCGTAAACCCAGAAAAGGATCCGAACGCTGGGCCGGATGCGGAGCTGTCGGCAGTCGTCAAATTGGATATGCCAGATCCTACGCCGGGCGAGAACGAGGATGCGTTCATGGATCGCTGCATGACTGAGACAAGCATGAAAAAGGAATACCCAGATCAGGATAAACGGCTGATTGCATGCAAACTCCGCTTCACTTCCAAAACAGAGCTGAACATGCCAGATCCAACGCCAGGTGAAAACGTGGACGCTTTTATGGATCGTTGCATGACTGAAACAAGCATGATCAAGGAATATCCCGATCAGGACAAAAGGCAGGTGGCATGCAAGTTACGTTTCACCTCAAAAACAGAACTAAACATGCCCGATCCAACGCTAGGCGAGAACGAGGATGCGTTTATGGATCGCTGTATGACAGATCGAGCCATGGTCAAAGATTTTCCCGACCAGGATAAAAGGCAGGTAGCGTGTAAACTACGTTTTACATCTAAAACAAACTTATCCGCCAAGCCAGAAACCCAAGCCTTTATTATGAAGGACGATCCTGACTTTAACCTTTCCGCTAAAGAGCTGGATATGATTGCCAAGGCCGTCGGGTTAAAAGATAAGAAACCAAAAACTACTAAAAGAAAGTAGTTGTACGCACGCCGTCCGCCCATACGATTAGGGCGTGGGCAGTAATTCGCCAGATTCGGCCACGGTTTACTATGATGACGGAACAATTATCGTCAGCGGCAAGATGATCACTTTAGGTTCCCCTTACAACCAAACCTATAACTTGGCCACCATTGTGGGAGTTGCTCATGGCAACGACAATACCGGAAAATCCGTAAAAGTATTTTGGATCATTCTGGCTGTGTTTGGAATATTCTTCGGATTATCTGATTGGCGAAATAGCATAATTCTGGGCAGCACGATTATTGCTGGATCAGTTGCTATTCTTGCAAAAATGATACAAGGGCTTGAACGATCTTACGTTGAGTTAAAGTTTGGCGGCCTGAATAACCAAATGCTTTTTATGAAAAGAATGGAACAAGCCGAGCATCTTGCCGCTTCCATTAACATGGCTATCCAAGATATGCACACGCCACCCAAACCTGGGCAGCCCGTCCAATCCGCACCCATTTTTCCAAGTCCCGTCTTTAGCCGAAACTGATTTGACACCTGTTGGCCAGCATGGCCAACAAACTTTCTAACGTATCCATCTTAACGGTAGGCGAGGCCAAGGGCCATAACCTACTGATCGATCAAACTTCACTCGAACAAGCGCTGGCCGTGGCGCTGACCATGAAGCGCATCAAAGTGACTATGGGCCACGGCGCCGAAGTCTCTGGAATCCTTGGCTATATCGACGGATTTAAGATTGAAGGCGATCGCCTCATGGGCGACCTCACTCTGTTCAACACGAACGAAGCGCAATTTGTTCAGCATCTAGCCAACGTATTGCCAGAAGGATTCGGTCTGTCCCTTACCTTCAGCGGAGTACCAGAACAAGTTGCGGGCGATCGTTTCGCCAGGGTAACTGAAATCTACGATATCAGCGTAGTTAGCACGCCAGCCGCAAACCCAGCGGGAATGTTTTCTGCTTTTACAGCAGTTGACATGAAAAAACTTCAAATGATCGAAGCACCTGTCGAAGTCAAAAAAGAGCTGAGCGAGTCTGCCGTTGTGGCAGCTCCCGCGCCTGAAGCTCCCGCCGTTGCAACTCCCGCAGTTGTCGAAGCGCCTAAAGCCGAACTGGCTGAAGTGCCCGCCGACAAGCCTGCTGAAAAAATGGCTGAGCCTACTCTTACGGACGTTGTTGGAATGTTGACCGCTCTGTCTGAAAAAATGGATTCGATGATTGCTCTTCAGAAAGCAGACATTGCCGGAGAGCAAGGCGATGAGGCGGGCGAAGCTCCTGCCGCTCCCACAGCTCCCGTCGAAGACATGGCCAAACCTTACGGAATGAGCGCCAAGTCTGACGAAAAAACTTCTACCACTTTGGAAAAAGCCAAGGCCGACGCTGCTGGCGCAGTGGCGGTTCCCGCTCAATCGAGCCAACCGCTCGGCCGGGCAGAAATCCTCAATCAATTCAACGCGGAAAAGAATCCGGCCCGTCGGTCGGAACTTCTTCGCAAACTCGGACTGTAATCCAGTCCACTAGGAGAACACTACAATGGCCAACTCAATCGGAACAACGAATGCCAATGTAATCGCTCAGAGGGCTCTCGAGATCCTCGTGGCAGATTACAGCTTCCTCAGAAACTCCGTCACGGATTTCAGCAGCGAAGCGGCAAAATACAACGCCTCGATCTACACCCACCGCATTTCTGCGACAACCGCCCAGGACTATTCCCAGGCTAATGGTTACGTAGCAACTGCGACAACCCAGACGGACGTGCAAATCACCCTCAATAAATTTAAACACGTTTCGTACTCTGTGGACGATCAAGAGCGCACCAGCTCCAACATCAACCTGATTGAACGGTTCGCAGGTGCGGCCGCTCACGCTCTTGGGTTGCAGATGGTCGGCGACTTGCTCACGCTCGTCACCTCAACTAGCTACACCTCAGCACTCACGCAAAGCTCGGCGACTTTCAGCTACGCCTCCGTGGTGTCGGCTGGAATTACCCTCAATAACGCAAACGTGCCTCAGCACGATCGGTACGCGGTTCTGGCGCCTTCCTACTATGGCCGTCTCTTGAATGATTCGACCATCGTTGCGAACGCTCAGATCAGCGGCGAACAATCCCGCACGGCCGGAATCGGCTCGGTTGCAGGATTTAACATCAACATGTACAGCGCGGTGCCTTCCAACAGCATCACCCTTGGCGGATTCTTCGCCCAGCGTGAGGCGCTCTTGATCGCAGCCCGCGTTCCCGAAATTCCTACCAACGTTCCAATCCCTGGAACGATTGATACGGTTACGGAACCTCGGACCGGACTTTCGATCCAAATAAGGGAGGCATATAATGTGTTTTCAGGGCAGCTCCAGAGAACCTATTGCCTAATTTACGGCTGCAAGGCCGGCGAGACCAACAGCCTCGTGCGTATCAACGGTAGCTAATTCACTCGGGGAGGGCGGTGGGCTGAAAGGCTCACCGCCCTTTCCACTTTAAGAAATCCTCACATGTCTGAATTTACAGAAGCGTTAAAAGAAAGTCTGGCCGCTCTTTATACTCAAACTGGCACGGCCGCCACCATCGGTTCTACTGGCGTCACTGGCATCCTTTCAACAATCACCCGCAAAGAAAACGTGGATCTCGGCGGATATGATCTTGATCTAAATTCTACTTTCACGATCAACCTTTCAAACTTGGCCACCGCGCCAACGATCGGATCTATTTTGCGGGCAAACTCAGTCAGTTATCGCGTGGCATCTATCGATACTTCCGTAGGTAGTTACGTGCTTGGGTTGCGAGAAGTTTAACCGTGGCCACTCGAAATCCTAAAATTTCAATTTACATGATCGCCGGGCACGAGGCGCAATTTATTGACCGCTGCCTTACTGCCTTCAAGCCATGCTGCGACGAGCTTGTGGTATGCATCGCCCAGGGCGGCAAGCCTGACGACGGCACGCGGGCCATCGCTAAAAAGTCAGGCGCCAAGATCGTCGAGTACCATAACGCACCCGCAGGGGCGAGCTGGCCTCACGTCGATAACTTTGCCGCTGCCCGCAACACCGCACTGGATGCCTGCACTGGCGACTATGCAGTCTGGGTGGATTGCGATGACTTGCCACATAAAGACCTCAAAAACGCTCTTAAAAGGGGCGTAGAAGCATTTGAACAGAATCCCAAGCTCGGCATCTATGCAGGCGTTTATGACGTTATAAACGCCAAATTAAGGCCAGTACGTGAACGCATGGTAAGGCGTATAGACGGCGCATGGTCTGGTAGGTGGCATTATGCCGTGCATGAGGCGCTGCTGCCTAACGCTGGGCTAGAATCTGTGGGCGAACAGGCGGTATGGGTGGAGCATCACCCTGGTGGCTACAAACCAAACAGCGCCGATCGTAATCTCCGTATCCTTCAAGGGCAGTTAAGCGAAGCAGGCAAGTATGCTTACTACTATCAGCAGGAACTATTCTTAGGCAATCGCAGGACGGAATCAGAGCCGTGGTCACACGTGGCGGCCGTATGGCCGAGACAGGAGGCAACGCTGGCTTACGAGGCCGCCTGCAATCAGGCCACAGCTACGCAGGATCGCACAGTCAGGATCGGCCTATACCAAAAGGCACATCAGATGAACCCTGGGCGAAGGGAAGCAATTTACTTTCTAGCTAGGGAAGAGGCAAGCGTCGGCGCATGGCTTCAAGCCTATCACCTTTTAAAGTCGGCTATGGTTCAGCCCGATCCTGGCGTGAAAATCTGGAACGCCCAGCGCACCGTCTATGACTTTGAGTGTATTGATCTATACCTAGCGGCTTGCAAAGCCGTCGGCGATACGGTTGAGGCAGAAAAGATCGAGAACATGTGGCGGGCACAGAAGCCAGTAAAGATTACTGTTTGCCACGCCACGAGAGGCCGTCCGCAAGAAGCAATTAACGCCCGCATCTTGTGGATGAAAAAGGCGGCAGATCCAGCGTCAGTTGAGTGGATATTTTCATGCGATGATGACGACGATAAGGCCGAGCCGCTAAAAAACTGGAACTTAATCAGAGGCAAGGGGGGGTGCGTGGCGGCGTGGAACCGAGCGGCCGAAGTGGCTCGTGGGGAGATTATCATACAAGGCTCCGACGATTGGGATCCTCCGTTGCATTGGGACAAGATAATCACCGACAGAATTGGCGATACCAGCAAGCCCAAGGTGCTGGCGATTTCCGACGGGCATCGCAAAGACGATCTGCTGTGCATGGCAATCCTAACGAAAGCTAGGCTGCAAGATCAGGGCGCCATGTTTGCCGCTGAGTATGACGCATGCTCCGGCATATTCTCTGACAACGAATTTTCCAAGAGAGCTGCATACGATGGCATCATCATTCCAGCTAAGGACATCGTATTTGCTCACAATAATCCGCTATTCACTGGCGCAGCGCAGGATGCGGAATTTAAACGCCACAACGCCAAGGAAAACTATGAGCTGGGCGAGAAGATATTTAAGGAGCGGAATCCGTGATCTACGAATACAAGGGCAAGCTGTACCCAGATTATATTAAGAGTGGAAACGCCTGCGCTCACGTACTTCCATTCGCTCAACACTTTTGCCGTGGTGATGGACTGGATATTGGCGGGACTAAAGATTGGCACTTACCTGGCGCTACTGTGGTCAACATTGATCAGTCAGACGGACACGACGCACTGAATTTACCAGACGCAAAATATGATTTTATTTTCTCATCTCACACCCTTGAGCACGTTGAAAGATATGTGGATGCCCTAGAACATTGGAAAACACGCCTAAAAACTGGCGGAACATTGTTTATGTATTTGCCTCATCCAGACATGGAATACTGGCTACCGCAAAACAATCGAAAGCATACTCATATTTTTTATCCGTCAGATATGGCGAAAACGCTGAACGATCTTGGGTTTAAAAAAATTCTATGCAGTGAGCGAGATCTATATTGGTCGTTTGCCATCGTCGGATTTAACGATTGAAAACCATTGTCTATCATCAGCGCCTGGGGGATATCATAAACTGTTTTCCAGCCGCCCGTCATTTTGCCAAGCAAGGGGAAGATGTATTTATTGAATGCCTGCCACAATACGCAGGCGCTCTTGATCTCATAAGCTACGCAAAATGGGTGGGGCCAGGTGAGGGCAAAGGTGAAATATTAGACTTTCAGATATGGCCTGAACGATACAACGAATACCGAAACAGCGGGCAAAGTTACGTCGACTTTATGTATAGCCACCCAGTTTTGATCGGAATTGATAGAACGATCATTCTGGATTGCGTGCCAGACGGGCCGCCAGCCGGATTGCCCGATCAATACAACCTTTTTGCGCCACTAGGGATTAGCCAAGGCTGGAATTACCCAACGCTGGATATTCAGCAAAAGGCGACAGAGTTGATGGGCGATTACATTATTATGTGCGAGAGCAAATACTACTTTCACAAAAGACACTGGACGGCTCAATCGATTGTCGAGATGGCTCAAGCCATTAAGCACGCAGACAAGTTTATGGCAATCAACTCAGCTCCCGCAATTCTGGCTTCAGCCTTGCGCCAAGATCGGCCAACTTATTTCCTGCCACAGAAAGAACAATGGGCGCAGGACAATATTGCGCCGTGGCCTGGCCGCGTTGACGTGGAGCTGTAACTATGCCTGCCGTCACCATGCTTGATCGTCTAATTGAAGCTGCTTTTCAAGAGCTTTTATCTGCAACCGTTACCGGGCCGACTTATCACTTGTCGCACGATAAAACGGAGAATGTGCCGCCATCTATTGTAATAAAAGCAACGCTTGGGACAGAAGAGCCAGTACAAGGCTCTGGCGTGTTTAGCGTTCCAGTTGAAATTGTTGTTAATGATAGATATGACGACACAACTCTGGACGCTCACACTCAAAAGTGCTCTAAAGTCCTACAGGCTTTTTATGACTCTAGCTCGCTGGCTACTAAGTTAAACGCCACGACCGCCATTGGATCTGCACATTGTTATAACGCTAAGGTGGATTCTGTTGAGCCAGAGGCCGACGATGAAGAGCGCACAATGCGTCGCACCTATAAATTAGCAGTCATCGCATATCCCAATTCCATTGCGAGTTGACACAAAATTTAAGGCAATATGGCAGCCACAACAATCGGAACAACTGGCCTTCTTTTCGGTATCACTGCTGAATCAGGTGGCCTTGTACAATCTTTCACGGAAACCCGTAACGTTGAGCGTGCGGAAGTTAGAAATCAAAGCGGCGAGGTGGTTGGGGTAGGACTTTATAATCCGACTGATACCTTTGCCTTTTCCACAACTATCACCGGCGCCTATGCGACCACGGCAGGCGCAGTGCTCACGACCCTAGCCAACGCGACCAGCACGGGAGGCAAGATCATTGTGGATTCTGTCACAGTCAATAGAGCCTCGGACGGCTTTGTAACTGTGGACGTCTCCGCGACTCGCTTCCCTAACATGAGCTAACCCGCTCTGGCGGGTTAATGAGATCCTAAAATGGTTGATAGCTTCTGGGGTACAACAAACATAAAAGTAGCGGCTGCCGCTTCTGCCTTTGGGGCTAAACTACGCCAATCCGATCCCGTTACTTGCATCATCAAGGAAGATACAGGCCAGAGGCAGTTTACCTTTTGGTTTTCTATATCAGGCGGGGATGACGCAAAGGCCGAAATGGAACGCACTTGGGCGGATATGAAATCAGATCCAGAATCGCCCATTCGATACGTACGTGCGGCGCTCGAGAACAGGGAAACGCTTCTCGGCCTGATGAAGAGGGCCGAGCCGATCATGTCGATACAACGTGGCGGGCAGACTCTGCTAGTCAGCGAACGTGCTAGCCCAGAATTAAAGCGGGCAATTCTAAAAAAACTATGAGTGAAGAAAATCTACTGCAAGAATTAGACCAAGCATTTATCGAGGGTGAACGATATTTTAAAGACGAGAAACTAGCGCCCTACACTGAGGGCAGTCGCCTGCTGATGTTGCAGGTGCGTGATGATGCCGATAGCCCCATCTTTTTTATCTACGCCTTTATTTATATTCACATCATGCTGGCCAAAGATCGAAAGGCCGCAATTAAGCTGGCATGGGATAGAGAGGCGTTTCGCGAGAAGCTGATGGAATGGTCGGAGACTATGACTGAGACAGACCGCGACAGTGCCGCCGTCCTTGTCTCAAGCATGCTGAACCAATCAAACAAAGCGCGGGTACACGTCATACCGTCAGGCGTACCGCAACCACCGGGAAACGAGTAACGCCAGGCGGAACCGCCTCGAGCGTTTTCGTCCTGGCAAAAGAGACTGGCTGGTCGTTTGAAACTATTATGTGGGAAATACCATTGCACCTAGTCCACCAAGCCGAGCACGTTTTTATGTACATCAATGGGGTGAAGTTGCGCCGGCCCTACACCGCTATCGGCACGGATATTCGTGACATGGAGAAAGCACTAGGACTATGAGCGCAAAACTTGTATTAGATAACAGGAAGCTGCTTAAAGCTCTTAATGGATGGAAAAAATTAACAGCAGAAGAGCAGGCAAGAGAATTAAGGAAATCTGGCAGAGCTTTGGCCGTTAGATTGGCCAACGCAACACAGCCTTATGGATTGAATGCAAAGGCCAGAAAAAAAGGTGAAAATGCAGTTCTTTCAGATATTGCGTCAATTACAAAGCCTTTAAGCAAGTATTGGATGAATGAGGCAATTCGCGCAAAACAACTTGACCCGGCATCTTTTAAGCGTCGTTTTACAAATAAGGACGGGAAGGTGTGGCTTGAAGAAGAAGATGTTGAATTAAACTCATCTAGCATAAAGCGGTTCCATCAAAGCATGAGAAACAAGGGCGACGGAAGAACGCGAAGGGCGGGTGAGGGAGATCGCAACATAGGGCGCCATACAGCCGCAAATCGTGGTTTTATTTTACAAGTGCAGCAGCAAAAATATATCAATGAAACAAAGCGAAAAGTAGGAATTGCAAAAGCTGGATGGGCCGAATGCGCGGCACAACTTGGCGGATTCGATGGCGTGAAAGGCGTGGGCAAAATTCAAGGCTGGATTACAAAACTTATATCAAAATATGGCAGCGGGTCGGTAGAGCTTAATAATAAATATGTTAGACTAACTAACAGTATCCCGTGGATAGGAAGAGCTTTAGGGCGGTCAGCTTTACGCAAGAGCCTTGACATCCAGCGAAACACACTGGCCAAAAGTGTGATTGAAATTGTGAAACATAACTCCAAAAAAGCAGGATTTGCCTAATGGATGCCGTAGCCACAGCTAAACTTGCGCTAGACGCATCCGGCTTTGATCGCGGGCTATTGACGGCCCAGTCGTCGGTAAACAAATTTGCAAAGCAGGTAGGCGGGATGGTGGCTGGGGCTTTTGCGTTCGACAAGATCGTTGCAGGCTTTGCTAGCGCCATTGAGAAGGGCGACCAGCTGCAAGACATCGCCGAAAAGTTTGGCATATCCGCCAGCAAGCTACAGCTCCTGGGCAACGCGGCCTCTGTTTTTGGCAGTAATGTTGAGCAGGTATCGGCTGGGCTAAACAAGCTATCCCTAGCACAGCAAAAAGCGTTAGCGGGAGATACGGGACTGCAGTCATCATTTGCAGAGGTTGGATTGAGCTTAGAGGATTTACAGAAGATGAAGCCGGAGGATATTCTTTTAAAGATATCCGACAGCTTTGCCAGCGGAGCGAACAATGGCAGGCAGTTTATTATCGTCAATGAACTGCTGGGCAAAGCGCAAACCGACTTAATCAAAGTTTTAAATCAAGGATCGACGGCCATCATGGAGCAGGGGGAATCGATGGGAGTGCTGTCTGACGATCAGATTGCGTCTCTTTCCGAAATGAGCGACGCCATTAAAACCCTGCAAATAACTCTGCAAAATGCTTTTGGGCAAATGGCGGTGCAAATTATCCCCGTGCGTGACGCCTTCTTGCAGTTTGCAGAAGAATTAACCATGGTCGGATATGCTGCAAAGACCCTACTGACTGGCGATTTAAAGGGCGCTATGGCGGTTATAGCAGCAGCTAGAGAATCGCATGCCGAATCGCTCAAGCCAAAAGCAAAGCAAGCCAGCAAGGCGCCTGTGATGACTGATGATCTTGAGCTAGCTAGCGTAACTGAAGAAAAGAAAAAACAGGATAAAAAGCTATTTGATGAGGAACTATACGATCTGCAAGAAACGTCGAGGCTTGAGGCTAGTAGGGATAAGACTTTATTTGATCGCATGATGCGCGATGCAGAATTTAGCCGTGATGAAAAAAACCGAATCTTAGCTTTAGAAAAAGAAACCGCTCTAAAGAATAGAGAGATTATTATGCGCGGGATGGAGGCGTCGGGAACCATACTAGACAAAGCCCGTGCATCAGCTGAGAGGCTAGGCAATTTTAACCTGGTAAATCAGATTGATCGCGAGCGTTCCAAGCAGCAACGCGAGACAGACGTGTCTTTACTGCAAGGATTGGGAGCAAGGCCAGACAATTTTGGCATGCGCACAAACGAGCAAATATCGGCTCTAACACAAACCGAGGGCAATCTGCAACGCAGCCAAAACTCCGAACTACTAAAAAGTTTTACCGATATGCAGGGGCTTGTGAATAGGATATCAGCGCAAATTGATAAGCGTCTAGGAGTGCCCATCTTGCGATCGGCTAACTAATATGTCCGCCATCATCATCAATACAGCTCTAAACGCTGGGCAGAAGATTCTGCGCAAAACGCAATCTTCCAGCGAGGTCGACGGCTTGGTGACTATCGTCGAAACCTATGTTATCAGATCGCAGGACGCTGCAAGTCTCGAGCCGGATCGCAACACAAGCCACGCCAGCTTCTCTACTGCCACTAACAAGTATGGCCGCATGCTAGTTGAGACTACTAGAGTCGAGCCGCTGGATGGCGATTTAGCGGAACTCATTGTTACCTATGTCGGCCTAGACTACGCTTCAGGTTTGCCTCCTGCATATATTACGGCCGTCGGTCAGCCTGGCGTTGGCGTGTTTGGAGCAAATGCGGCCGTAGTTGTAAAATATATCACGCAAGATTCGCTTTTTGATGTGCTGAAAGGCGGGAATGTAGGGCTTAATCTTGGAGGAAGCAGCCTTACTTTGCCAACAAAGCGGCTTATGCCAGCCAGCATTAACGGAACCACCATGCCGCCAAATCCTAGAACAAAAGAATATCGCAGAACTAGAAATATTTTAGAATTACAGTCAGCCGCAACACTTGCATTTCAATCTTACCTTAAAGCCAATCCCTTATCGGGAGACTCAGGGAGCATTCGTCAGGCACCAGTTGTTGATTACGCACCTAACTATGAATGGATTTATGCGGGGTACATTCAAAGCGGAATCAGCTTTCAACGCCGAGGATTATTCAATCAAATTGAAGAACAGTTTACCGAATACTTTCGTGGCAGTGATATCTTTTATCAGACAGACGGAACGATTGATTTCAAAAAAGTAAACGCATTTTCAGAAGTTAATTTCACTTTTTAGCCTTATGGCTCAAAATCCTTCACCGCCACCTCTCCCTGGAACAAGCAGGCCGCTTCGCAAGTTGAATCCTTCACCTAGCGGCGTGGGGATTGGTGCAGAATATATGAATAGCATCATAGGCAGAATTGAAGAATTGATTCTAATAGCCCAAGCTCAAAAGCCAGTAGCGGGTAATAATATTCAAATTAATTTTACAGACAAAGGCGCAGTCATTAACGCAGTCACGCAATGATTGCACCAAAAATCCCGCTGGTGCAGGATGGGCAAATCTTATCAGTTGGCCTTGTAAATAGTTTGATTGGTCGCACCGAATACGCCGCCGATCTCTTGCGACAATACAAGCCGATTGCTGGCAACGGAATGTATGTTGAACCGCATTTTGATGGCACCAGAATTTCGTACAATCAGCCGGTAGCGGGGGGCGCAACACCAGCTAAACCATTAGTCGGAGCCTTGCCTCCGTTCTTTAATTCAGATGGAACACAAAATGCACGACAGAATACTATTTGGGTAATGGATAATATGATGCTGGAAGATAACCCTGAATTTTATCAACGAATCGTGGATATGTTCACAGAAGGCGTTGAGCTTGACCCAGACGTGTTTAACGAAAGATACCCAGGGGCAGTTATGGTTATGAATATGAAAAGTAACGGTGGATTGATGCAGGGGCCGTCAGGTAATCCGCCTGGATTTGTTGTGGGCGCTCCACGTCCAATTCCACCATTTAATCCTTATGGGAAAGGAGCTATTGGAACTAAAACACTCTGTAGACTTATTTCCGCACCTTTTCCGGGAGATCCGCCCTCTCCTGTCGGGATATGGGTATCGGCAGGATAGTGATAGTAGGACTTGAATTGACAACCCTATTGAATAAATGGCCTCTACCCTAGACCTATACATCGACACATCTTCTGGCAAGCTAGTTGAGGGCGGCAGCGTAGTGGGCGGCGCATTACCTACACTTACCAGAAATGACGCCTATACCTTGCGATTGCGTCTGCTTGAAAAAAAGTCGAACGGATCGCTGGATGATATTGATTTTACTGGTTCAAGCCTAAAGGTGGGAATTGGCAATATTGAAGAAGCTCCGTCTAGCGGATCATTTAAACTATCAATTAACGGTATCACCTCATCCGCCATTTCCTATAACTCCACAGCTATCTCCATCTATAACGCCATCTCAAACAATGTTTCCACGGTAGCCCTTTATGGTTCTAGTGCGTACGGTTCTTATCTTCTTACCGCCACCCAGCCAAATACAGCGATGTCTTTTGGTTCAGATCCTTTCACGCTCTTCCCAACCAGCTCTGTTCTTGTTAGCACCCGTCGAAACCCCGCTTCTGGCATACAAGCTCAACAGGTTGTAAAGCTAGTCCGCAATCCTATCGTTTATGCAGATACTTTTAGTACTACGCCTACGGCTGGTGAATTAACGCTTACCAAACTACAAGGTGGTTCAAATACTGCAAACGAGACCTACGAACTAGCCGTCGGCCCACTTGCTCGGGGTGGTTCTTTTGCGTTGGTTTTTGGGCCTAATTCGACCACCGCAATCCCGTTATTTCAATCAGCTGTATCAGTTCAAGCATCAATCTCGGCTGGAATAAACACCGTCACCTCAAACATCAGCGTGCAAGAAAACGGCAAAGGCGGTTATATCATTGGGTTTACCGGCCGCCTTGGCCTTACTAACATAACCACCTCACTTACCCTGGACGCCAGCGGAATCCAATTTATTCCTATGCGTCAAACAACCCTTACGATTAATACTGCGGAGATTGCAGATGCCTTTGCTGATTCTGCGGCAAGCACAATTACCCCTACACTTGAAATTGAGCTTACTCAAAACGGAACGCCCAAGACCATTTATCAAGATACTGTAACAATTCGTAAAGACCTAATTACCGTAGGCTCAACCGTTCCGGGGGCACAAGCTAGTTATTACACAAAATCAGAGGCTAACGCACTTTTTGTGGAGGATTCGACATCCAATGTAGATCAAACTAACAGAACATTATACGATGTTGGTGCGAATGCTGCATTTGATTATAACAATCGCCTTTTACTTTCTAATAGTGGATTTGATGTAGTTATAAATACTACCACTGGCCTATCTCATCAAAGCAACCTATTGGGTTTTTATAATTCAGCACTTACCGCACGGCCAGCATCAACAAATGTCGTCTCTGCGTTAGTAAATCTTGGACTTATTGCTTCATCCGTAACTCTTGGTGGTTCCAGCTCAGTTACCGATAGCACTACAAACATTGATGCAACTGGGCGTACACTAAGAGATGCGACAAATAACTATAAAAGCGTTGATTATGGCCAAAGAATCTTAGTTAGCAGTCTTGATAGGGATACGATGTCTTGGGGAACTGGATCGGTGTGCATCGGTACCACTTATTCTTATCCCGGAACAAATCTTGTCTTAAAAGATACTTCAAGTTTTACATCAATATCAGTTGGAGAATCTTACGGCAGTAAAATTGGCACAACAACTTACCAAAAAATTGGCTTCTACAACAGCACACCAGTCGTTCAGCCATCCAATACTAACGCAGTTTCTGGGTTGATTAATCTCGGTTTGCTTGCATCCAGCACAACTTACGGCGTATTGCCTGGAAGCGCTGAAACTCTTGCTGCTTCTGCTACGATTGATTATGGAACTTTAACTGCAAACACATCCAGCGCCAGCAATGTTACTGTTACAGGTGCAGCTACGGGCGACACTGTTTTAATCGGCCTGCCATCCGCTATTTCCGCTGGCGTGATTGTTCAGGGTGTAGTGTTTGCGGCCAACACAGTTTGCATGACCGCAATAAACGCAACCACTGCGTCGAGAACTATTGGCTCTGCCACCTACCGCATCACCGTCATTGGCTACTAACCTTTTGACAAACATTTAACTGTATATGGCATACGATTTGGCAATTAACCAGGATACGTCGCTTAGCGTGGGTGAGTATGGCGGGAAGGTTACGACCACAACCGCAGCCGTCACTGGAAACTTTCAAGCCATTCAATTCATTTCCGACGGGCAATTCACGTCTGTCAGCCAGACCGCTCTTTCGGGCAATGCTTTGACGGGGATTACTTTCCCAGCCGGGTTTGTTGTCTTTGCGGCCGTGACTGCTTTTGCACTTTCTACCGGCAAGGCCATCGCCTACACGCGGGGCAACTAATTATATGCCAAGCCTGTCGCTGGGCTTAGGCTTGCATAAGAACCGCGTATTTACGGCAGGCGGTGGAGGTGTTCCGTTTTCACCTACCGATCTATCTGGCCTATCTCTATGGCTCAAGGCTGATGCTGGAGTTACGCTTTCTGGGTCAAATGTCACAGCTTGGGCAGATCAGAGTGGGAATGGGAGAGACGCAACGCCAGTAGATGTAAGCCCCACACTTAACTCGTCAGACCTAAACAGCAAGCCAACCATAAGTCTTTCATCCGTAGCTGGTGAAACAAACAAATCACTTCAAATTTTTGGAAATCCAATGGGTGCATCTGGAGCAACAGCATTTGTGGTTAACTATGTTGACTCAGGTGTTTTTGGTCTAGATGCCAACGGTGCATTGCTTGGAAATTTTGGAAGTGCATCGGATGGCAGTCATTGGCCGTATGGCTTTACAAACTCTGTTTATGATTCATTTGCTACTGACACAAGAAAAGATGATCTAGGACTACCAACTGGAATTACAAATTGGAACATTTATTCTGTTTATTCTCAAGACAATGAGTGGAAACTATTCTGCAACGGAACAGAGTTTTATTCTGACTCGTCAAATGTTTATTCAAATGCAGTAGCAAATTCTACAAGCCTCTATATTGGAATGCAAAACAACGCTGGGTCTGACCAAATATTCAAAGGAAAAGTTGCCGAAATTGTGATTTACAATCGAATCCTCACAACTTCAGAACGCCAACAAGTCGAGGCTTATCTAAACGCTAAATACGCAATCTACTAAAATGCCGCTTTTTCTCATCGCCTTATTGCTATCCTCCTGCTCGCCACGGCCAGCCGAGAGCACCGGCCTGCCTCGATATTCCGATATGTCTGCGGCCGAGGATGCGGGAAAGGTAAAGTGAATGGACTGCTACGATTCAGCCGAATGGCGTGAGCTAGAAAGCTCGCTGCGTTTTCTTGAGGCCGAGGGATTCATAGAACGCTGGATCGACAAGGACGGTGTGGATTGGGTGCGGATTGCGGAAGGAGCTGAAAACGCCACCCTATGAGCACCGATCAAGTCGCTGAACTATCAGAGCGGTTAAGCCTAGTCCGAGAATCAATCGCCAGAATAGAAACCCGCCAGACAGTAATTCTGGATTTACTAGAACGCTCTCAAGCCAGCCTGGGCGAGTATCACGGCCGCCTAACAAACATGGAACGCGACGCCCACACGATTAAGACAAAGCTGTGGCTGGTGGCGCTGGTATCTGGGGCAGTGTTCAGCACGATCTGGGAACTGATTAAGCGCCGCATCAGCCTTTGACACCCCGCCATGGGCATGGAAACAATCATCCCCGCACTACTTAAAGTCGATTGGCTTGGCGCCCTTGGCGCAGTCACGGCAACTCTGGCTGCTATTGCAGCGGTTGCCTCGTTCATTCCTGGCGATGAGCCTGAGAAAACTCTGCAAAAGATCGTCGATTTTCTTTCCAAGTTTTCAAAAAAATAACCACCCATGATCGCCGGAATCTTAACGGCGCTGGGCGGGATAATCGGGATCGTGCTGTGGTTTTTAAAGCGAAAATCACCGCTTCAGCGTAATTTTGAGTCGATTGAACTCGAACGCAGGAAAAGACAGAGAGACATAAATGCGTGGTGGACGCATCGCCCTCCTACTGATTAGCGCTCTGGCGCTTTGCAGCTGTGCCACGACGCAAACGCAGGACGGCCCGCCGCCGTCGCCAGATAGCATCAGCTACTTCATCTACGCCTGGGACAAAGCCGAGCGCACCAATCCCCCGTGCCCACAGGCTTATCGAGACTTATTTGCGGAATCGCTCAAAGCGCTTTCTGATAGCTTGGCAGAAACTCAACGCGAGCGAGCGCGGCAGTGACCAGCCTGGCTGAAGCTGGCTCCCGCACCCTGCGGGCGATTGATACATTAGACGTCGGCTTTCAAAAACAAGTGAGGGGCTGGGTAAACGAGATGGTGACCAGCCGAATTGAGCCGCTGATCTACTGCGGCCGTCGCACCATGGAGGAGCAAGCTGCGCTTTATGCAAAAGGCAGGACGAGCAAAGGCAAGATCGTGACCAAGGCTCGCCCAGGAGAAAGCTATCATAACTACGGCCTAGCATTTGATTGGGTGCCGCTAAAAAGGACGGCCAAAAATGCGGATCTATGGGTCGCAAATTGGGACGATGAAACTGCGTTCAAGCTAGGCGAGCACGTGGGCTTAAGCTTTGGGCTAGTCGGCGTCACCTGGGAAACAGGTCACCTCCAAACCAGTTTATACAAGAGCTGGCGTGACATTCCACGCAACCCTGTGGAACAAGTAAGGGCCAAGGACATCCCGCAAAAATCAAAGGCCACTACCTTAGTTAGCAGCCGGCCGTGGAGTAGCCGGTGAGTCCCGAACACGAGAAGCACCTTGCTGGAATCAGTCGCGATTTAACCAATGACGTAGACGCTAAGTACCGCAAAGGCCAAGAGGAGCACGGTGGTGCCCTGTGGCGCAGGCCCGTGTGGAAGGATGCGTGGATGGAGGTACTGGATCTTTGCACCTACGTGCACACATTAAAGATGCAGCTTTCCGTCATTGCGGAGCTTGCGCTGATGGGTGCCGCTGACGAAAGCGTAGTGGCGGCACAATCGCGGGAAAGTTGCAGGCAGATTTTAGCCGTATTGCAGGGCTTCCCATCTGCTCAAGACAAAAAGTGAAGGTCATTCGCAAATGGAAAAAGTGGCTGGCGGTCAGCTGCTCCCACGGACATCTAGCAAATGCGGCAGCCTGCAAAGCTGCTTTAGAAATGAAACGCCGGTGGCAGCCAAATATGACGCTGCACTTAGGGGATTTTGTTGATCTATCTGGGCTGATGGGTAGCGCAAGGAAAGATCCTGACTCTCCCGAACGCACGGCATCAATCCGTGAGGACTTCGACGCTGGCCTTAATTTCGTTCGAGAGCTAGGCGCAAACTGGATTTTTGAGGGAAATCACGAGCATCGTGTCACAGCTCTACAATACTCACCATCGGCCATTGTAGCGCACTGCTGCACGTCGGCAAAGTCGGAGATCTACAACATGTGCAAGGATCTAAAGGCGCAATATGTGCCCTACGACATTGAGAAAGGTTGGCGGGAGCTTGGGGGAACGGCATTCGGACACGGCTTTATGTTTTCGGAGGCAGCCGTGCGTGACCATGTAGAGATGCTTAGAAAGCCTGTTGTGATGGGCCACCTACACCGCGTCGATCGCGTGGCAGGCCGCAGTATTGGCGCACCCGTCGGCTGGTCGATCGGGTGCCTAGCCGATATCGCCAGCATGCACTACGCCCGGCGCAATCGTTCCGTAACGCGATGGCAGCATGGAGTAGCCTGGGGCGAGTACGTGGAAGGCGGGGAAGGGTGTACGGTGAACGTACTGTCGCCCA